GCGAAAACAGGCGTGTAATAGTCGTACCGGGTAAGGCGCGACCAATGCCTGCGCAGTCCTTGCTGATAGGTGAGGTCCGCCCGGATTGAAGCGAACATGAGCACATAACCATGCTCAGTAAAGGATTGGGTAAACCCGTTTTTGTGCGACAGCATGGTCCCCATGGCAGCCAGGTTGCCCTGGGGGGTAGTCGCACCGGTCTCGGAGGTTTGTGCGATGGGGGAAATCGAAACGGGAACGGAACCTGAACCCAGGAATTCCGGCCTTTGAAGGCGAGCGTCCGGGGACATGACCCCGAACTGCGCACGGACGATTTCCGTATAGCGAGTGCCGCCACGCGCGGCTCGCTCAAGAAAGCGTTGAAGCTGGAACGACTCCCGCAATTGATTGATCGTAGAAGCAGTCGCAGAGGTGAGGTCCGCGACTAAATTTGTCGCGACCCACGCCAGAGTACCGCCGCCACCGGCGTTACTGACCACACCGACACCTTCGGTGCCGGGGTCAGCGTTAACCAGATTGCCGACCGTCAAGAAGGTATTGGTGTCGGCAAAAGTAGGCCCCAGGCCAGAGCCGGCAGAGATGACCGGCGCAACGCTGCCCAAAGGCAGCGTGACAGAAGGGCCTTTCTGAACGAAAGGCAGAGCAGAAGTGAAGTAATCGTGGCGCTTGCCACGAGCCAACAGCGTGTAAAGGGTGTCGGCGTCGTCGCCGTCATCCTTCGGAACGGCGACAGAATCTTGCAGGTTCTGATCGCGGAACCACTGGTTCCAGATCAGGTTATACGCGCGAAGAGGAAGCGCGTTATGCCGGACCACGCCGGCAGGATCAACCTGGCCGGCGACCGGCAGCCCGAAGTAGTCATAAACAGAACAGGCCGGGTATCCGCCCGTGGTACCTACCACCTGCGGAATGATGTACGAAATAGAGTCGCCAGGATTGTCCTGTTCCCCCATGAATTTCTGCCAGTTCTCCCACACCAGGCGGTTAGGGACGAAGAAGGCGAAGGTGTCCAGATACAGGTTGTCCATGATGGGCGCCAGCGGAGTTGTCAGGCGCCCGAAGATTGTGGCGTTCACACGCCAAGAGTCCCCAGGAAGAATCTCCTCGCAGAAGATAGGGACGAGAAACCCCGCATCGAAGGTCGTCTTGAGCGCCTTCTGCATGCGGAAGGAAGAACGCGGAATATCCGCTTTCGGCACCATAGAGAATTGGTGCGACGAGACTGATTTGTTGCGATGCATTTAATTTTTCCTTGAAGTCTCAACCAGAAGTTTGACGCAATCCACAGCACGAATCAGAGAGACAGGAGGTCCGCCGCAGTCGAAGTCGGCGTCCTCATCCACAAATGTGCCAAGAAAGAAAAGCTCGAAGTCAGACGGGTGTTTAGCAATGGCCGATTCCGGCCTATTGCATTCATCGGAGAAAGAGCGAATCGCCTGACCCTTCGAAGCCATAAACATAGGAACGCCAAAGGCGTCAAGAGCGGAGTCGCGGATTGCACAGACAATGTATTTCATGGTGATTTTTCCAGTGATCGAGATTTGAGGGAGAGTCTTGCGCGGGCCACTTTTTCCCTGACGATGAGCCGCGCCGGAAATGTGTCAGGAATTTTTTCAGCGAACTTTCGTTCGCGTTGAGCTTTCAGAAGCGCGAAACCGATGGAGTCGGTTTCCTTGAGCTTGCGATTGTAGAAGCGAGGGACGGGGACGAGCTGCCCGTCCATGACGCACTGATCGTGCGGGTAGGCATCGGTGTGGCCGAATTTCTCGAACCATTTGTAACCGATGCCAGGTTTCAGGGACATGCGCCCGAATTCAGGAACATAAGAGCCGCCGTTGGCGACATGTTCATAATGAGCGCGGGCTTTTGAGCCGACGACTTTTTTCATGATGTAGCCGGCGATGTAGCGAGCGGCTGAGGGTTCGAAGTCGGCCAGGTGAGCGAAGCCGTGTGTCCACAGTGACGAGAGGAGTTCACTTGTGTAGATGGCCGTTCCGGCCTTTGTTTTTTTGAGCTGTTTTCGGTCTGCGAAGTTGATGCCAAAAAGGATGGCATGATAGTGCGGTCGTTCGAATTTTTCGCCGTACTCGCCGCACATGAAGAAGCGGACAGGGACGCGCTTACGCAGCTTGCGAATGAAAAGCTTGAAATCAGGATAATGAAGATAGCCACCGAAAGGGAGGGCGTCCTCCCGATAGGTGAGCGTGACCACGCAGTTGTCCTGATGCATTTGAGCTTCATGAAGGGCCCGAACAGACCAGTCGCGGGTCCTGTCGATGCGGCAGCCGATGCATTGGCCGCAAGGAATGTCGATTGGCGTGGTGCCCTGGCCAGCGTGGAACACAATCTGGCCGGTTTTGGTTTTGTGCGCACCCTTGAGCTTGTAGCACGGCATTAGAGCCGAATGCCACCGCGCATCGGACCGGCAGTGAAATTGGCTGCCTTGGCGCGTCCGGCCTGATGCCGGAAAGATTTGGCCGAGGCCTTTTTGTTCACAGGTCGTCGAGATGAGGGTCTCACGTTTTGATACTCCGTAGGGGGTGGGTTCTGCCCCACCATAACAGATGTTGGTCTCGGGGACCAACGGGGCGTAGATACAACGAGCGAAGTACTACACCCCGTGATGCCCTGTCGGGCATGAAAAAGGGCGCCTTGCGGCGCCCTTAGTGGCCAGATTCAGAGGCCCTATAACCGTGGCTCACGCCACTGGAGGGGCGGGAACCGCAGCAGCCTCAGGGATAGCCAATCCCAACGATCTCAGCTCAGGCAGGTTCTGCGGGTCTGCCACGAAGTCAATGAACTGTGCCGGGTCATGGTCAAGACGAGCACGAAGTTTTGCGGGGAGGCGCATGAAGCTCTCCCGCGCCTCGACGATAAGCTGATGAGACTCCCGGAAGTCTCTGGCCTCGGTGAAGTCGGCATGAGTCGGAGGGGGGGCGAGCGGCAGCGGACTGCCGCTCTTCAGAAGCCGATCCACGATGACGTTGATATCGGCCTCATCCTTATGAGACTGAACGGTTTTTGAACTGCCCTCAGGGCAGGAAAGCCCGCTCGCAAGCGAGTTATAGCGGGTGTCCAGCGTGAAAGCGTTGCGAACTTTGCGTTTCATTTGTATCTCCGATCAGGTTTCGGGGTAGCACCGCGATAGTTTGGGCGGTAAGGAGTTTTGAAGGAAGTGGGAGAAGAGCCCGGCACATTAAGAATCTCTCCGGTCGAAGGATCCATTTTGTACGGCCCGCGCATAACGGGGGCACGACCTTTGAGCAGCGCGCCGAGGCCGATAGCCGTCGGGACGCTCGCAATGTCGCCAATGGCGCCAGTAACAGATTTGATCCGGGACATGACGACTTCCCAGTTCCCGGTGTTGATTGCCGCGTCCACCATGGCCGCGGGGATTTTGTAAGCCTCGAGTTGGTGCTTGAGTTCCTCAGCACGAATGTGGAGCTTGTGCAGCTCTGCAGCGCGCTGGCGCTGCTTGATGTTCTCGGCATATTGCGCGGTGGCATCACCGCGCTTTTCAGACGCTGCGCCGCGTTCCGCGGCTATTTCAGCGTATTTTCCACGAATATCGTCGATTTCGTGTTGAAGGAGAATTCCACGGCCCTGCATGTCCGTGGTTTCCATATCACGCCTGAACTTGGCGTTGCCAAGATCGTATTCAGCGAGGTCGGCGTTAACCCTGGCTAATCTTGCTTCTTCGCTTGTTTTATTAGTTTGTTCAGCTATGAGAGCCGATTGAGCCGAGGAGAGCCGACCTTGTGTTAGACGGTCTCCGACCCGTGCATAGTCAGGCGTTTGAGCTGGCGGCGTTGAAGGAGTCGATGCTCCCTTGCCGCCAGCAGAGAGCGCCGGGTTCAACCCGGCAGCTTTAAGGTCCGCCACTTCGCGCTGATGCGCGGTGTTGGACATCTTTTCCTCCCAGTTGCGTTGTTCACGAGAGTTTGATTTGGCAGACGACCCCCCGACGATATCGCCCAGGAGTCCGCCAATGGCGCCGGCAAACGGCGCCAGTGCCGTAAGAAACGCCATTAGAGGTGGTCCGCCAGACCCGGAACGGCATACATAGGCATCGCGCGTGCAACCTTCGCGTCAAAGAAGGCGTCCACGAGAAACTGCTGTCCTTCGACCGCGTCGGTAATCGCGCTGATGCGCTCAATGGGAGGTTTGTCCTCGATGAACGAGGCAGAGAGAGTCGGCAGAGCCGTGAAGTGTTGAGCCAGGTGCCAGTAGTCCAGCGGAGTTGCATCAGTAGACCGGAACCGTCCGGTAATCTCCGAAGGCAGGTAGCGATATTCTGCATGACGCTCCTGGTACCCGAAAACGTTGTCATCGGGCACTTGCCCGATGCAATAAATCTCTTTGTTCAGAACAGCCTGCTCGCCCAAATGGGCGAAAACAGGCGTGTAATAGTCGTACCGGGTAAGGCGCGACCAATGCCTGCGCA